CTGGACAAGGTTCGCCATCGCGCGCCCAGACACGCTCGTCTAAGCGGCCTACGGTGTCATCACCCTCAAAAGCAAGACAAGCAAGATATTTCTTCCTGCCAGGACCTGTCTTGCCCTTAACTATTGATTGATCCCTGGGTGAGACGTAAAACATTCTGGCGCCTTGAAATTTAATAAGGCACAACAAGGCATCATCGACGTATCCCGGATCGACGAGAAAGGAAAACCAGGCTATCAAATTCATGAGCCAGTTGCCGGAGCTGGTGACGCGGTCGCCACTCTCCCGCATGGTCTGAGGAATCTTAATCCTCACGGTTTTCCTCTCCCCGGTCTCGTCGCGGAAAGTCATCAGCCATGTCGCGCACTTATCGCGATCATCGACGACGCGCTCGAAAAGTTCAATACCAACATCTTCGACTCCGATCAACTCTGCGATATGTCTGAAAATTTCCTGCTCGATCTGCTTGAGTGGCTCGGACACGCCGAATTCAAAAGCAGTAAGGTCATTTTCCACCCAGCGGGCACCTATTCGCATACCGTTCATCTTCTCGTAGAGCTTGCCAATTTTAGCCTTCTTAACATCGTGCTTAATCGACCCTAAATTAAAAGTAACGAACAATACTTTCTCAAAGACCCAAGCGACCTTTGATAAAGCAAATAAACGTGTGTTACCATGATTCGCGATTGCACGGGGCTTGTCTTTGGCAGTGACTTCACTTTTCACAAAGGCTTTGATCACTGTGTCAAAACCTACGCCGTCTGATTTGAGGCTGGCATTCATGGCCTCGAGTTCGACACGCATCCTATCGTCATGTGATAGCTTCTTAGGAAGCGCTGTCTGGCGAATGCTCTCAAATCCGTCCATGGCTTTCCTCACGCGGTTGGGCGTGAAGACATTCTCTTTCAGACTCTGAACTAGGCGGTCACGTGTCTCCATCTCGGAAACCAATGGATTGTGACGCCCCACGCCCACATTGCGCAGGTCGTGCGCTTGTTTCAGATTCTGAGGATTGTTCGAGTGCAAAAAGTTGGACTTACCGGTAATTTGCGGAAACCTCGGAGCCGCGACGCGACTACCACTAGCCGCGCCTCCCTCTAGGCCAGGAGGCAATACAAGTTCAGGGCGTTCATCCTGCGTCGCTGTGGTGGTGCTGTGCAAAACGCCGCCTTCCACATACGCACGTTGTTGCTCTTCCACAGCAGTAGCGAGTTCTGCTTCAGCTAGAGCTTCAGCAGAAGTTGGCTCCGAAACGACCTCCCAGAAAGCTTCGTCGCTCGGGCCGAGTTCGACAGCGGCTTCTTCCTCAAAGACCTCAACCGCATCTGGACTGCTACTGCTTGGGCCAGTATCCATACGAGACCCCTGTGCTCCCTCCCACCAAGGACCTTGGCGGGCCTCAGGGAGACCAGCCAAGTGACGTTGGTACCACGCTGGATCAGGTGGCGGAACATATGTTGTCTCGGGTACCTCTGGCACCGTATGCAGTCCAGGAAATGCGGAGGGCTCTAAGATAGTCACCTCTGGCTCATCTGGATCTTCCAGGGGTGGTGGCAGGGGCGGTAGACTGACTGTCGATGAAGCCGGGGTTGAAGAAGGCGTGGCCTGATCCCAACCAATAGTACGCGCAGCACGGCTGTCAGGCCATGTGCGGTCGTATAGCTTCCAAGACGTCGGATACCCGATACCAACACAAAACAGCAAACGTCTGAGTGACCACCGCTTAGTGTAAGCTAACTCATCGATGATGGCGTAATGACCGACTGTCAAAAGCGCCATTCGTCGAAAAGAATCCCTCGTGGCACACTCTAAGTTCACAAGCTGGAGGTCTGCGCACGACGGCTTGATTCCCCACGTAGAGCTTGCGTGATGTTTCATCGCAAAACTCATAGCGTCGGCTATAAGACTCGTCGGCAAACATACTTCCACGTCCTTGTGCATGCGTCTGCGACTAATGCATGCCGGAACACACAAATTGTTGCATCGGCGACAATGACGGGGGATCGTCATGATCCTGATCATGTGATCCTCAGCGGTTCGTGGCAACCGCAAGAACTCCAGCTCAGCACGGTGGCAATAATTGCAGATAACGGGAATGTTGTTCCCGAACCTGCCATACGCCGTCATGAGGTCGAAAGTTTGTAGAACGTGAAAACGCCAGGGCGTGACTTGCCCTCCAAATTGGTAGATCAAAGCGAC